AAAATATGATTCCAAGACTGGTGCCTTAATAGTATAAATAGATAATAAAACTATTGGGAACTATAAATGGCTAAACCCACAACTAGAGCGACATTCAAAGACTACTGCTTACGCAGATTAGGTCATCCAGTAATCCAAATCAATGTGGATGATGACCAAGTTGAAGACAGAATTGATGATGCATTACAATTCTTTGAAGACTATCATTTTGATGGTTGCGAACAAATGTATATGAAGCATCAAATCACTCAAGCTGATATTGACCGCAGATGGATTTATTGCCCAGATCCAGTAATTTTTGTTACGGGAATCATACCATTTGACCAGTCATCTTCTTCAGTCAACATGTTTGACTTGCGTTACCAATTGCGTTTGCATGATTTGTATGACTTTACCTCAGTGTCTTATGTGTCATATGAAATTACCATGCAACACATTCGCACATTGAATCTATTGTTCTCCGGTACGCCACTATTCAGATTCAATCGTAAACAAAATAAGATTTTCTTAGATATTGATTGGTCTAGAGACTTACAGGTTGGTCAGTATGTTGTTGTAGAATGCTATCGTGCGATGCGCCCAGATACAGTTACTTTGACCGGAACTTTGACTGGTACAACAAGTAGCAACACTATCACAGGAACAGGAACAATATTTGACCAAGAAGTTATTGAAAATGATTTCATCACACTATCTGATGGTCAAGAAGTGCAGATTCGTACAATCAATTCTCCAACTAGCATTACTATTGCAAGTAGTTTAACAACAAACATTACTGCTAACACGGCAACAAAAGCTGGTGTTTCGGATGTTTGGAATGATAAGTTTTTGAAGAACTACGCTACAGCTAAAATTAAATATCAATGGGGTACCAATCTTTCTAAGTTTGCTGGCATTCAAATGCCTGGTGGCGTAACACTAGATGGTCCAAGAATCATGCAAGAAGCACAAGTGGAGTTGGACAAACTAGAAGAAGAAATGTATACCATCAGCAGTATGCCTAGCGAAATCTTTGTTGGTTAAAGTGGGAGTTTAAAATTAGTACCAACTTCTATTTTAATAATTTTCCATTACACCAAATAACCAGTGAGCAATTGCTGGTAGAAGATTTGGTGATTGAAGCTATGCAAATTCATGGCATGGATGTTTATTATCTTCCACAAACGACAAGAGACCAAGTAGATATGCTCTATGGTGAAGATACATTAAAAGAATTTCGTAGTGCTTACGGAATTGAAATGTATCTGGAAAATGTTAGTGGAATGGATGGCGAAGGCGATTTCATTTCTAAATTTGGTTTAGAGATTAGAGATGAAGTAACTTTGTTAATGTCACGCAGAAGATTTGCATCTTTAGGCACATCTTTAATTAGGCCTAGAGAAGGCGATTTAGTTTATATTCCTCTATTGCAAAATTTCTTTGAGATATCGTTTGTAGAACATGAAAACAATCAAGCAATGTTTTACACATTGGGTCGCGGTCGTGGCGGCAATGTTTATGTGTATGCTTTGAAGTTGAAACAGTTTGTCTTTAGTGAAGAAATTATTTCTACTGGCGTTGATGAAATTGATGACCAGATATTTGATAGCTACAAACGTTCATCATTGCCTCTCGCAAATACAACAGTGTTTCCTGCAGGAACTGGCTCTTTTGTTCCTGGAGAAATCATATATCAAGGTTCTTCATTAGCGACAGCAAATGCACAAGCTATTGTTTATTCTTATACTGCACATTCATCAGTTGATATTATTCGGGTACAAGGCTCTTTTGTTACTGGTAATGTTCGCGGTAATACAAGTAATACATTGAGAAGTGCTATATCATACAATGATGATTCACAAGTTGGTAATAGTATATTTGAAGATATCGCAGACAATGTTAGAATAGAAACTGAAGCTGATGGAATATTAGACTTCACAGAACACAATCCTTTTGGTGAAGCCTGATGTTAAATAACTCACACTTTTAAAAAATATGTTACACGACTAGTATCTGATCCAACATTAACAAAATCTATTGCAACATATGTGCCAAGAATTTCTTTTGATTTGGTTGGATTAGAATACGATTCATCCAGAAAATTTAATACTATAAACAGAAACTTCTCAACGAATGCTACGACTGGTGCAGTATCTGGGCAGTATGCACCAATACCATACAACTTTGAATTTGAGTTGGCTATCTATGTTAGAAACACGGAAGATGGTACACAAATTCTTGAGCAGATATTACCATACTTCACGCCAGACTTTACTGTGACTGTAGATTTAATACCAGCATTAGGTAGAAAATATGATATGCCAGTCATTCTTAATTCTGTGACACCACAAACAGAATATGAAGGTGATATGTCTACGACTAGACTTATCATTTGGAACTTATCTTTTACTATAAAAGGATATATCTTCCCACCAGTAAGCACGGTTGGTTTAATTGAACAAGCAAATACAAACATCTACACAGATTCAAGAAGTACACTATCACAAAAAGTATATGTTGATTATGCTAATGGTTCTGGTGTTTTAGTTACGGGAGAAGTTGTTAGAAGTTCATCCAAAAACAAAACAGGAACTGTTGTATACTTTGCAAATAATAGCGGCGGCACATTAGTAGTATCAGACTTAAATGAATTGCTTGAAGAAGATGATGTGATTGTTGGTGATTATTCCAATGCTACATATACAATAAATACCGTAGATTTGAATCCATTAAAAACAGTTGCAATTATAACTGTACCAGATCCAGTATCAGCAAATTCGGATGAAGATTTTGGATTCACAGAAACGATTACAGAATTTCCAAGTACTTTGACTTAAAATAGGAAGTCTAAATGGCAAAAAAGCTATCTCAATTAACCGCTATCTCTAGTGTTGGAAATATACCAGCAAATATTATATTTGGCATTTCCAATACAGCAAGCGGAACATCAAACACTATATCACTGTTATCATTAACAACACATCTTGATTCCACGTTTGCTACTGACATTGCATCATTAGCAAACGTAGGCGCAGGACTTATTACGGTAACATCAGCCTATCAAGCAAATACTGGTGCGGCCGCTTTAGCTGGACAAGCCAACGTTGGGGCTGCTAGAATTGTTGATGTGGCATTAGGTCAAGCTAACGTTGGTGCTGGTATCATTACGGTAACATCAGCCTACCAAGCAAATACTGGTGCAGCCGCTTTAGCTGGTCAAGCAAATGTAGGTGCTGGTTTAATTGCGACAGCAAATGCATCACAAGCTAACGTAGGCGCAGGTAGAATTGCGGATGTTGCTTCTGGTCAAGCTAACGTAGGTGCCGCTGTCATATCAATAACAACAGCATATCAAGCAAACGTTGGAGTTGCTATTGCCTCTGGTCAAGCAAATGTAGGATCAAGTTTAATTCCATTAACAAATAATATTAACAATGCATTCAATCAAGCTAACAATGCATACACAGCCGCTAATACTGCATTGAATATATCACAAAATATTCAAATACAAGACTACACATTGCAGTTGACGGATCGTGGAAAACATATCTATAGTACCAATACACAAGTTCAAACAATTACCATTCCAAACTCTGGCGTTGTTGCATGGCCAACGGGCACAGTAATTGATATTGTTCTTAACGGCACCGGTAGAATTAATGTTGCTACATCAAATGATGTTACGCTTTATGTTGCTAACAACTCTACCGTAAAAGGATATGCAAATGTGTATCCTCGTGGATGGGCAACACTACTAAATGTCGGCGCAAATAATTGGTTTATCAAAGGTCAGGGCGTAGATTGAAAACTAATGAAAATCTATCCAACATCTTTGGAGTTCAACCACTAGCAGAAGACGAATCTTCCATAGTTGAAATTGTTCCAACAGATGTGGATTCGGATTTTGAATTCGCAAGAAACAATATTCGGGAGTTAGCTGAAAAAGGTAGAGTTGCTGTAGATAATATTCTTATGGTAGCAAAAGCAACGGATCATCCAAGGGCATATGAAGTTGCAGCCACACTAATTAAAAATATGTCTGACATTAATAAAGATTTACTTGAGTTGCAAAAAAGAAAAAGAGATTTGTCACCAGTTAAAGAACAAACCGTAGTAAATGTAGACAAAGCTGTATTTGTAGGTTCAACAAGAGATTTAATTAAACAAATTAAACAAGTAGGATAAAATGGAACAATTAATTCAACAACTAAAAGTAATCTTGGGTACCAATTTTGCTCTGTATCTAAAATCACATGGCTTCCATTGGAATATTGAGGGCGCTAATTTTCCACAGTATCATGGGTTCCTTGATGGATTCTATAATGATGTTTGGTCACAAAACGATGTTATCGCTGAACACATTCGTCAGTTAGATTCATATGCGCCAGGTTCATTAGAAAGAATGTTGGAGTTAGCAGACTTGGAAGAATCACAAAACATTCCTATGGCACTTGCTATGATGACCGAATTGAAGCGTGATAACGATAGATTCATCATACATCTACGTGCAGGTATTGTTGCCGCTGAACAAGCAGATGAACCAGCAGTTGGAAACTTTTTACAAGACTTGCTAGGCGCACACCAGAAAAAAGCATGGATGTTAAGAAGCATTATTAAATAATGTCAATCGGCGGTTATTTAGGTAATCCAAAGTTAAAACGTTCTGGTGTACAAGTTGAGTATACCAATGAACAGTTAATTGAAATTACTCGGTGTATTAAAGACCCAGTCTACTTCATTAAGAATTATGTAAAGATTGTTAACGTAGACTTGGGTCTCATTCCTTTTGATATGTGGAACTTTCAAGAGGAGATGGTTCATGGTTTTCACAATAATCGCTTCTCTATTGCTAAGATGCCACGACAGGTTGGTAAAACAACCACTACAGCTGGTTATATGCTTTGGGCTGTTTTGTTTACAGATGACTACAAGATTGCGATTTTAGCGAACAAAGGCGACTTAGCCCGTGACATTCTTGGTCGTATCAAATACTCTTATGAATATCTTCCATTGTGGATGCAACAAGGCATTATGGAATGGAACAAAGGAAACATCGTTCTTGAGAATGGTTCTGAGATTTCAGCTTACGCAACAAACGCATCTGGTGTTCGTGGAGGAACATACAATCTTGTATTCTTGGATGAGTTCGCTTTCGTTCCACAAAACATAGCAGCCGAATTCTTTACTTCTACTTATCCGGTAATCTCGTCTGGTAAAACTACAAAAGTTATTATCGTTTCAACGCCACATGGATTGAATCAGTTCTATAAGATGTGGACTGATGCAGTAGAACAACGTTCATTGTATGTACCATTTGAAGTTCACTGGTCTATGGTGCCAGGAAGAGATGCCGCTTGGCGTGAAGAAACGATTAGGAACACCAGTGAAGAACAGTTCAGGCAAGAGTTTGAGACCGAGTTTATTGGTTCTTCAGCTACATTGATTCCTGGTGCTAAACTGAAGATGTTAGCGTTTAATAATCCAGTAGAAAAAGAAGAATACTTAGACATTTACGAAGCACCTAAGCCAGGTCATACTTACATGGCGATTGTAGATTGCGCTGAAGGTGTAGGTCTGGACTATTCTGTATGCTCAATTGTAGACGTTACCGAATTACCATACAAACATGTAGCCAAGTTTAGAGACAATAAACTGTCAGCTTTCATCTTCCCAACATATGTTTATAATCTTGCTAACAAATATAATCGGGCTTGGATATTGGTAGAAACCAATAGCGTTGGTCAGCAAGTTGTTGATATTTTACACTATGACTTGGAGTATGAAAACATCTTCCGCATTGAAAGTCACGATATCAAAGGTCAACACATTGCTTCCGGCTTCAAGAAGGGTGCAGCCTATGGTGTCAAAACGTCCAAGACTGTCAAAAAGATTGGCTGTTCCAACCTAAAAACTTTAATAGAAACCGACAAACTTGTTACCACAGACTTTGACACCATCGCGGAACTAAATACCTTTGTTAGGGATAAAGATACATATAAAGCCGAAGAGGGCAATAATGATGATATCGTAATGACCTTGGTACTTTTTTCATGGCTGACAGCACAAAGTTTCTTCAAAGAAATAACAAATTCAGATGTTAGACAGAGACTTTTGGAAGAACGAAACATTCAAATGGAAGAAGAATTGCTACCAATAGGTATTTTGGATGACGGATTAGAAGAAGAAAAACATTTTGACGGTGAAGACCTCTGGACTGTGACAAAGCGCAGAGGCTATCTATCGTCAACTTTATAAAAACATAAATAGATAATACGATTTAGTTCTATAATAAAAAAAAGGAGAACACAAAATGGCTTTCCAATTATCACCAGGAGTTAATATCTCCGA